AAAATGAATTAAGAAAGCTCCAAGTAAGTGGTTTTTACCTAGATATGAAGTCTATTGGTGAACCAACCGAGGTTTCTGATGAGATACAAGATGCTTATGATGATATTGAGGGTCGTTCACCCACAGGTACGGACGATCAATTTACATTATATGAGTGCCATTGTAGTTTAGATTTAGAAGAATACCCCGATAAAGACGCAAAAGGGGAAGAAACAGGAATAAAACTGCCTTACATTGTAACAGTTTGTTATGACACAAGCGAAGTTTTGTCTATAAGACGTAATTTTCGCCCAAATGACCCCCAAAAAGAGAAAATACCTCATTTTGTGCAGTATAAATTCACTCCAGGACTAGGTTTTTATGGGTTTGGATTAATACATTTGCTTGGCAACCTATCTAGAACAGCTACAGCTAATTTAAGACAGTTAATCGACGCAGGAACATTGAGTAATATGCCTGCGGGATTTAAAGCGAGAGGTTTACGTATTGCAGATGAGGCAAATCCATTAAATCCTGGTGAATTTAGGGATGTTGATGTTCCAGGAGGTGATTTAAAAGCTTCTTTGATGCCTTTACCATATAAAGAGCCTAGTGGAACATTGTTTCAATTGATGGGTTTTGTTATTGATTCAGCCCAAAGGTTTATTGGTACAACTGATATGGGTGTTGGTGATGGTAGACAAGAGATGCCTGTTGGTACGACGATTGCTCTTTTAGAACGTGGTTCTAGGATTGTGAGTGCTGTACATAAAAGATTGCATGGCTCTATGAAACTAGAGTTAAAGATGTTAGCACGAATATTTAGTGAAGACCCTACTCCTTATCCTTATATGGTGGGTGTTGATGCACAGATAAAACGCAGTGATTTTGATGAACGAGTAGATATTTTACCTGTAAGTGATCCAAATATTTTTAGTATGTCGCAAAGAGTTGTTTTGGCTCAGGAACAATTAAAATTGGCTCAAGCAGCACCAGACTTGCACAATTTGCGAGAAGCTTATAAAAGAGTTTATGAGGCTTTAGGTGTAGATAATATCGAGCAGATACTTACACCAGAGCCTCAAGTTATTCCTAGAGATCCATCAACAGAAAATGCTGAGGCAAGTAAGGCAGCAGCAGGACAAGGTGAGTTAAAAGCTTTTCCTGAGCAAGATCATGATGCACATATTGCAGTACATTCTGCTTATATGAATAGTAAGATTGCACAAATGCAACAGCCTGTATTATTGACGTTAGAAAAACATATTTATGAACATATTGGTTTAAAAGCTCAACAAATGGCACAACAAGAGATGGGACAAAACCCACAGGCTCAACAACAGCCACAAATGATGGCTCAGCGTGTGGCACAAATCCAAGCACAATTGATTGCTGAGTTCCAGAAAACACAGCCACCGATGGATCAGGGCGACCCATTAGTTAAAATCAAAGAGCAAGAGTTACAGTTAAGACAACAAGAGCTTGCTGCTGAACAACAAAATGATCAACAGCGTTTAGCTTTAGATAAACAAAAAGCTCAGCAAAATTTTTCACTAGGGCAACAGCGTATTGATACTACAGAGGATATTGCTCAAATGAGAGCAAGAATCGCTATGCAAAAACAACAAGGAAGAGGATAATGCTATGGCAAAAAATAAGAAGAAAGGTACACTACATGTTGCTATCCTTATTGGCATGGATAAAAAGCGTAAACCTAAAAAACTATCTCAAGGTGGATCGCTTACCCACATGGGTAATGCCTTTCCTGATGCCACTACTAATAGGATTAGTCGTGGTATTGGTGATGCAGTTTCAGGCGTAAAATTTAGAGGAGTACGATAATGTCTAGTAGATTAGCACAATTACTTACTTTAATGGAAGAGGGAGATGAAAACGCAAAAGCTGATATTATGCGTGAGTTTCCTGGATTTTTTAAAAGTAGAAAAATGATTGAAGATTTTAATAAAAAGAAAACAAGAAAAAGAAAAGTTAAAAAAGCGATGGGTGGCATCGTTAATAAACGTGGTGTTGGCAAAGCTATCAAAGGTTTTGGCAGAGCGTAATGGCACAGAAAAAACTTGAAAAAGGTTCAGCTTGGGAAAAGTTAGATACTAATGATGATGGTATTATAACTGATGATGAACTCAAAATGAAAGAACGCTTGATGCGTTTAGAAAACAATGATAAAAAAGAAGACCAACAAAGATATATGGTTTGGTTTTCTGCTGTATCAGTAACAGTATTTATTATTATTTTAATGTTACCGATAGTACCATTAGATAGAGTAGATCATTTAAGTAATATTGCTCAAACATGGGTGATATCGAACATGGGTATTATTGGTGCATTTATTGCTAGTAATGCTTTTAAACAAAACGGAAAATGAGGTAAAAGAAAAAATTATGGCTAATATATACACCCCCAAAGATGAGGAAGAAATCTTTGCACCCTTTAGTCCTATTATAGGATATAAAAAAATGTCACCTAGTTTTGTAGAAAAATTAAATAATTCTATGGATGAAAAAATGGAGGATTGGTCTCCTAATTTAGTAGGTAAAGTGACACAAGAATTAAAATTTACAAAAGAACTTGATAAAATTTGGGCAACCGAGATGGGTTCTTTTTTGATGAAATATCAAAGCCATGCTGAATTATATACTTCTTTAGGTAAAAGAAATATTCAGCCTGATATATTTGACTATCGTATTGATGTTACTAGTGGATGGTTTGTAAGACAATTTGAAAATGAATATAATCCGATACATGTACACTTAGGATCGTATTTATCCTGTGTAGGATATTTAAAGTTACCTGAAGGTATTGATGAAGAATGGGAAGAGGATTATAAAGACCATCATCCAGCGAATGGACATATACAATTTGTTTATGGTCATGCTGCTAATCATACAGGGTCTAATTGTTTGATGAAACCACAGGTAGGTGACTTTTATGTTTTTCCTGCTCATTTACATCATTGTGTGTATCCTTTTAAAACTAAGGGTGAAAGACGAAGTTTTAGTGTGAATTTTACAATATCGGCTACTTATAAGGATCAAAGTCAAGAAGCAAAATCTTATGCAGAGCAGGAGAAAGAAATGGAAGTAGCAAAATGAGTTTGTTAAATACGTTAATAGGACCTGCTACTCAATTATTAGATAAATTCATAGAGGATAAAGATCAAAAAGCTAAGTTAGCACACGAATTAGCTACGATGGCTGATAAATTAGCTCATGAGCAACAACTCGCACAAATGGCAATTAATAAGGAAGAAGCTTCTTCTGGAAGCCTTTTTAAAGGTGGTTGGCGTCCTTTCGTTGGTTGGATCTGTGGGATTGCTTTTTTCTATCACTTTGTTTGTCAGCCTGTTATTATTTTTATTGTAGCTATGTCTGGTGTTGATATACCTGATCTCCCTAAATTTGAGATGAATACTTTATTAACTGTTTTGGGAGGATTGTTAGGTATTGGTGGATTGAGAACATATGAGAAACAAAAGGGATTAACAAAATGAGTTTATATGAAAATATTCATAAAAGACGCAAAAGTGGTAAGCCAATGCGTAAAAAAGGACAAAAAGGAGCTCCTAGTGAGGCAGATTTTGCAGCAGCAGCGAGAACTGTTAAGAAAAAAAGAGGTGGCACAGTCAAAAGAGGTAGAAAATGAAACAAAATTTTGATAAATGTTTAAAAATGTTACTAAAACATGAGGGAGGATTTGTTAATCACCCTCGCGATCCAGGAGGTATGACTAATTTAGGTGTTACTAAAGCAGTTTATGATAAATGGGTAGGTAAAAGCTCAACAGAAGCCGAGATGCGAGCGTTGACTCCAGATGATGTTGCTCCCATTTATAAGAAAAATTATTGGGATAAGTGTAAATGTGATGATTTACCGAGTGGTGCTGATTGGTCAGTATTTGATTGGGCAGTTAATTCTGGTACAGGACGAGCAGCAAAAGCTATGCAGAAGATTGTAGGTGCTACACCTGATGGTGCGATTGGTCCTAAAACTCTTGAAGCTATTGCAGGTAAAGATCCAAAAGAGTTAGTTGAAAAAATGTACGATCAGCGACAAGCTTTTTATGAGCGTTTAAAAACTTTTGACACTTTTGGACGTGGTTGGACACGTAGAAATAAAGAAACAAAAGAGACTGCGTTAGAGATGCTACATGAATGACCTTTACATTTACGAAAAAATACTTAAAATTATTCGAGAACGGCAAAATACCATCAGAGAATCACTTTGTGTTGGTCCTGTTGGCGATTTTGTTGCTTTCAAGGAGCTCCGAGCATGTCTTGGAGAGCTTGCAACACTAGAACAGGAAATAAAAGACCTGCTAAATAAGGTAAATGACGATGAATAAAACATTATTTGTACCCGATCATGTAAAGAAAAATATAGAAAAAGATAAAAAGGGTAAAATAGAACAAGCTTATGTAAAAGCAAATGAGAGATTTTTAGAACCAAGTAAGTTAGAATCAAGTGTTCTAGATAAATTACCAACTCCTACAGGTTGGAGAATATTAATACTTCCCTATCAAGGTCAAAAACAAACAACAGGTGGAATTATGTTACCTGATGAGGTGCGTGAGCGTGAAGCTTTAGCAACTGTTTGTGGGTATGTATTAAAGATTGGTCCTCTAGCATTTAAAGATGAGAATAAATTTGGAGACACAGGAGCTTGGTGTAAAGAAAAAGATTGGGTTTTATTTGGGAGATATGCAGGAAGTCGTTTTAAAATCGAAGGTGGAGAAGTACGAATATTAAATGACGATGAAATTATCGCACGTATTTCAAATCCTGAAGATATATTACACGTTTAACTAATCATGGAGTGATTCATGCCAGAGGCAGTAAAAGAAAAAGAAGACCAAGAAAGCAACGAATTAGAAGTTGAAGTTCTTGATAATGAAGAAAAAGAGCAACCTGTAGAGGTACAAACCGAACAGGAAGTTAAAGAAGAACCTAAACAAGCATCAGAAGATGAGCTTGAAAATTATAGCGAAAGTGTTAAAAAACGAATCAGTAAGCTTACAGCTAAAATGCGAGAAGCTGAACGTCGTGAACAAGCAGCTCTTCAATATGCACAATCTGCTAAACACGAGTTAGAGGAAAGTAAAAAACAAACACAATCCTTAGACCAAAGTTTTGTGCAGGAGTTTGAGAATAGGGTAAAATATCAAGATGAGTTTTACAAAAAACAACTTAAAGATGCTCTAGATCGTGGTGATTTGGATGCACAGGTTGAAGCTCAGGCAAAATTGACTGAGACAGCAACTCATGCTGAAAGACTCAAACAAGTAAAACAACAACAAGAAGCTCAAGCTCAATTAGCTCAGCAACAGCCTGTTCAACAGCCTGTTCAACAACCACAAAGACAAGTACCAGATGTAAAAGCCCAAAATTGGGCAGCGAATAATCCTTGGTTTGGTGAAGATGAGCCAATGACATTGACAGCTTTTAGTATACATAAGCAGTTAACAGAGCAAGAAGGTTATAGTGCTCAAAGTGATGACTACTACAGCGAGATAGATCGCCGTATGAGGGATTCTTTTCCTCATAAGTTTGGTAATACCTCTGTTCAAACAGGTCCTGTTGTAGCGTCTGCAAATCGGGCAGGAGCGAAAAAAGGTCGACAAAAAATACAATTAACGAAATCAGAGGTTGCAATTGCTGACAAACTTGGTGTATCAAGAGAACAGTATGCGAGACAAAAAGCTCGCATGATGAATACGTGAGGAGATAAAAAATGAATGACAGAACCCCACGCAACTCCCAAACAAGGGAAAAAAGTGTCCGTCCGACGCCTTGGAAACCTCCATCTCAGTTGGATGCTCCACCACCACCTAAAGGATTTGTTCATCGGTGGGTCCGTGAATCAGTCATGGGATTTGATGACAAAAAGAACCTTTCTGCTCGGCTACGCGAAGGCTTTGAATTAGTTCGTGCTGATGAGTACCCCGATTTTGAAGCTCCAACCATCCAAGATGGTAAACATGCAGGTGTTATAGGAGTTGGTGGTTTAGTACTCGCAAGGATTCCTGAAGAAACTGTTAGTCAACGTAAAAGTTATTTCCAAGGTCAAACAAGAGACCAGATGACTGCTGTTGATAACGATTTAATGAGGGAACAACATCCGTCTATGCCTATTAGTAAACCTGATAGGCAATCTCGTGTAACCTTCGGAGGAGATAGATCCTCTGAATAAGATCTATAAAGGAGAAAAATTAAATGGCAAATACTGATTCGCCTTTTGGTTTGCGTCCCCATAATAAATTAGGATCTGCACCGAACGGAAATGGTTTGACTCCTTACAAAATCCAGATTCCTGGAGTTGCAGGATCATCAAGTGCTATATTTCAAGGCGACATGGTGATTCCGCTAACAAACGGATTGGTTGATGTAAGTGCAGCAGATGGTGGTTCGGTTGCAATCTTAGGTGTTATGGCAGGATGTCAATATACAAACTTGGATGGTAAACCTGTTTTTGATAACAACTATCCAGGAACTGCGTCACTTAAATCTGGCACAGAAGCAACTGTTTTTGTATACGACGACCCAATGCAAGTATACGAATGTCAGGGCGACGCTAGTGTGACAAATTTAGCAACAGCGACAGCTTTAATCCATTCTAATGCTGAAGGAACAGGATTTGGTTCACAGACTGGATCCACAGGCATATCTGCAGGTGAGATATCAATCGCATCAGCAGGTGCAACCACAGCAACAGATAACTTCCGAATCGTTGGTATAAAAGATGTTGAGGGAATAGATTATGCTTCTGCAGGAGTAGTATTTCTTGTAAAGCTAAACTTACCTTTCCATCTCGATTCCACAGGCTTATAAGGAGAATAAGATATGGCTATAGCAAGATCCCAACTCCTTAAAGAACTTGAACCAGGATTAAATGCCTTGTTCGGTTTGGAGTACGATAGGTATGATAATGAACATGCCGAAATTTTTGAAACCGAATCTTCAGATCGTGCATTTGAAGAAGAAGTAATGTTGTCAGGCTTCGGAGCTGCTCCTGTAAAAGGGGAAGGTCAAGCAGTATCATTTGATATTTCTAATGAAGCTTACACAGCACGTTATACACACGAAACAATAGCATTAGCGTTTGCGATTACAGAAGAGGCTGTAGAGGATAATCTTTACGACCGATTAAGTTCTCGTTACACTCGTGCTCTTGCTCGTTCTATGGCGAATACAAAACAAGTCAAAGCAGCAGCAATACTCAATAATGCTTTTGATAGTACAGTTACCTATGGTGATGGAAAAGAGCTTTGTGCTACAGACCACCCAACTGTAGGTGGAGGTAATTTCAGAAACGAGTTGACAACAGCAGCTGATTTGAATGAAACTTCATTAGAGCAGTCATTAATTGATATCGCAGCTTTTATTGATGAGCGTGGTCTCAAAATTGCATTGCAAGGTAGAAAATTAATTATTCCATCAGCCTTACAGTTTGTAGCTGAAAGATTGATGGCAAGTAATTTAAGACCTGCTACAGCAGATAATGACATAAATGCAATCCGCAGTATGGGAATGCTTCCAGAAGGTTATGTAGTAAATCACTTCTTAACTGATACAGATGCGTTCTTTATTAAAACGGATGCTCCAAATGGCTTTAAACATTTTGAGCGTAGCCCAATCAAAACATCTATGGAGGGTGATTTTGATACAGGTAACGTAAGATACAAAGCCAGAGAAAGATACAGTTTTGGTGTTTCTGACCCAAGATGTGTATTCGGTTCTCCAGGAGCTTAATATAAACTTGAGGAGGGGATTAGTCCCCTCCTTTTAATTGTAATCTTTCTGACAGCGTAAGCTGACACTAGCCACGACAGGAGATTTTAAATGGCTGTACATTTTACTGGACCAATCCTCTTTGCAGGTAAAGATGGACAAAGACAATGGTTTGAAAACCTGCCTATAGATAGAAACCCTGATTATCTTGTTTACATGGATGATTTTACAGGGGTAACACTTGATGCGACAAATGACTGGACAGTTGTTAAAGATAGTTCAGCCTCAGCTGCAATTGCAGCAGACGTTGTCAATGGTGCTGTGACTCTAAGCTCACAAGCTACAACTGATAACGATGGAGCATCAATACAAGGAAACGAAATATTTGCCGTAAGTTCAGGTAGAGATATTTGGTTTGAAACAAAACTTACACCAACAGATGCTGAAGGCGATGCAATGGACATTTGTATTGGTTTGACTGTAAACTTTGCAACTAATCCAGAGGCAATGTTAACAGCAGCTGACAGAATAGTTTTTCAAGTAGATGATGGTGATAGTAATATTGATTGTGTAACCGAAAAAGATGGAACTGCTACAACAACAGATTCTGGCGTTGATATTGCAAGTGGTACAGCAGTCACACTTGGTTTCCATGTTAAAGGTACTGGATCAGTTGAATTTTTTGTTAATAGGAATAAAGTAGCTACTCACACAGCAAATATACCTGATGATGAAAATTTAGCTTTAGGTGCTATGGAACTATCAGGTTCTGCTACAGGTACAAAGTCAATGAATATTGATTACATATTTGCAGCTCAAAATAGATAGGGGGTAAACAATGGCTAAAAAAGTAAGAGCCAGAACGGAGAAAGGCGAGTTTATTGCTGATAATCCAGATACCCCACAAAATGAAGCATGGAGAGTAGTAGAGGAAATAAGCTCTACTACTCTTCCTCCTAAAGGGAGTGCTGAATATAAAGCTATGCTTTTACGTGGAGAAATAAAGGAGTAATCAATGGCAGATGCTGTAACCTCACAAACGATTATAGATGGTCCAAAAACTGCCGTTTTGAAATTTACTAATATTTCTGACGGAACAGGTGAAGACGCTGTAAAAAAAGTTGATGTCAGTGCATTATCTAAAAATGGCAATGGTGATAGTTGTACTAAA